GCGTGGGAGTGCTGTCCGTTCGCCCATCCGCGCAAACCCTCTGCATGGGCATTCAACCCTACGGCGTGGGTATTTTGTCCCTCGGCATGAGTATGGTCGCCGATTGCATAAGTGCCCAGCCCTTCTGCGTGAGATACATCCCCTGTTGCCTTTGAACCTCTACCCTCCGCATGGGATGCATAAAACGCTTCTGTTTCTCTGCCTTCGGCATGGGAATATTGTCCGGCAGCGTAGGTATCCCTTCCTTCCGCATGGGAACCTCTCTGTGTCGCTTTCGTATTGACTCCTTCGGAATGAGCTCCGTCCCCTAGATCCATATCACCCACGGCAGGATTAGAATAAACCATTATGGTTTTTGCATCATCACCTGTATCTTCCGCTATCGATGTGAATGGAAGAGATTTTACCTTTATTGTCGTTGCTCCTATGGCAGCAGTTTCTGCGACCTCAGAACATTTGTCATAATGCTTGTCGTTGATTATGGAAAGTAATGCACCGGCCCCTATGCTTGCCGTCAGAGCCTTTTCGAGAGTGATTGTCTTTGTCGTGAAATTTATCGCCTTCCATCTGACGCCCTTTGTGCCGGCAATGGTTCCGTTGCCTGTTGCAATCGAGTTTCTGCTTATCACCTGGCAGGAGTTCTGCTGTAAGCTATAATCGGCCGCGCCTTTGGCGACGCTGTCAACGATGCCGGCTATGTTATTAGCAAGCTTCTGTTTCGTCACAGCGCCATCAGCTATTTTCTTCTCAATTACAGCACCGTTTGCAATTTTTCTTGTGGATACTGACGCGTCTGGGATGGTGCGCAGGGCTCCTATGTTGGCGCAGGCCTGCGCCTTCTGAGCATCCGTAAGGTTCTGGGCGATGTCGTAGCGGATGGCACCGGGGCAGATAACGCCGAGCACCGTGCCCACCGACGCATCGAGTGAATCATCTGACTTACCGGGCCAGAGCGTTACGCCAAGTCGTATAGGCGTCACTTCGATGCGTTCCTGCTCCGGGAAATCTTGGTCGGGGGTAATCTCCGCAATCTCACAGAAGAGCTCTCCTTTGCCGAGACAGATTCTCGACAGCGGAACCGACGCCGTGAGAGTCATCCCGTCCTCGGAGAGGGAGCAGCCGGTCATCTGGTCTCCATCGCGTTCGGCAACAAATACATTGAGCCTTTCCTCCGTGAAAAACCTAAGCCGAACGTGTCCAGGAACCGCTACTTGATTGTTCGTGTCACCGTCCTGCCTGAAGAAACGGTGTACGGACGAGAAGTCACTTTTGTAATGCTGATATTTCATATCTTGTATTGTTTTAATTCTTTCCTTATGGGAACCATCAATGGGTCATCGTGTTTGTCGGCATAGTGCCATTTGAATGAGAATGCGTTGATTTCGCCTTCTGTGCTTTCGGAATCCACTTCGTCGATAATGATTCTCCGCGAGACGCCGTCAATGACCGCATAGCGTCTTGCCGATGAGAAGAACTCCTGCCAGAACCTGACCTCCTCCTTGCTTTGCAGCCATCCGGTGAAAGTCTCGTGGATGAGGTGGCTGTCATTGGTAAGCTCACACTCGATGCCTCCGTTTGTGAAAGATGTCGGCTCTGTGGTGAGCTCTGTTTTTCTGTTTCCCGTGGCGTAGATTGTTTCCATTAGTCCCACACTGCCGAGAAACTCAAATGTAGAGACCTTATTGTCTGAAACTATGAATCTTAAGACTTCCGATTTTACGACTGATGTTACATCCCCATTATCATCCTTCAGAGAAGTCTCTGCCCAGATGTCGTAGGCTTTGAGTTCGTATTCGGAGTATCCGGCATCATCGGCGAATTTCCGTATGGACGGGTATGCCATATCCACCGAATTGAGTCCCTTGCCTAAAGAGTAGGGATATTGATACTTTACCGGAGGAATGATGTCGAAATAAAAGACAAAGAACAAATGGGATTTCTCTCCTGTCACAATCGGCACATAATCCGTCCCCATAGGCTTTGATACTCCAATTTGTGAACGAACAGTGATAAACTTGCGACCATCATACACGCGCTGACACTCCTCGTCTCCCAACTGTCCCGCAAAAACACGATACTTGTGAGTTACCGCGTCTGAACCTTCACCAAACTTAATCCATATTTGTTCTCTTTCGGTCATTCCAAATATGAATTCTCCAAGGAACTTGTTTTTAAATCCTGACAGAATTGATGACATTGACAACAAAATCTCTTTGAAATTCAGTTCAATCCGTCCGTTCATACCTGCTGTCAGCGCAAATGTGGCATGATAGAGGATAACAGGCGAGGATACCCCCTTAATCGAGACATAACTAAGCTCAATCGGGACGCGTTCATTCGCCGATGCTGTGATTTTAATTGTTCCCGCATTCCCGGCAAAGAGGAACGGGAACTGATCTTGATATGATGTGTCTATTGTCATATTGCAAAACTACTCACTTGTTTGAGGGCAAAAAAGGACACTATGCCGAGATGAAATCCGCGCTGCACTCCAACGCTTCCGAGCCGGCACGGAGTGTCACCGAGAGCTTCTTCACAAAGAAATCGCGACCGTGCAGCCGAACTTTGTTGTACATCCGGAAGTTCAAAAGGTCGAATTCATTCAGGTTAACGTCACAGGTGATGACCTGCCGGTCAGTGGCAAGCCATTGCGCGTAGCGCTCATGAAAATGTTCATAGAGCCAATCCGGACGAAGAGACGCCCTCTCGCCGGAAGACAACGTGAGACATATATCGTCATCTTCCGAATATCCGGTTATCGGCACATCCATTGTCTTTTGAGAAAGCGCATGTCCGCTGTCTGTCATCTGACCATTGACAACGAGTCCGACATACACATCAGATCTTCGTTCCGCCTCTTCATTTATCGGCTCCGTAATTGCAGCCATAGAACACCGCTGGAGCAACGCCCCCTGACTCTTTGGCCTTGTAATAATGGAAGGAACGGATTTCACAAGGTTGAACGGACAGGAGTTGTCGACAGTGTCGGCATCAGAGACCACATTCTCCTTCGCGATATTGTTCTGAAAAACGATGTCGGCAGCCGCAACGGCCGCCTTCCCTGACGAACCGCCAATATCGTAATTCACGCCCCACGTACAAACAGACACAATATCGCCGGTAGACTTGATTTTATATGGAAGGATTCCGAGCGTGGCTGGTTGTTCTGCAATCCAAAATGTGACAAACAGTGGCGTTTTACTCTGCTTGAAAAGGTCGATTGAGGAAGAATCGCAGTTCACGCTGTCTTCGCCTGAGTTTTCATAACCAAACTTATAACCGCAGCACTCCTCGGCGCCGGATGAAAAGTCGTCTGAAACCTTGCTGCTCCAATCTTCACCCGCATTCGAACCAAGAATGGAATGGATGGATTTCATAATGATGCGTCCGCCGTCCTCAAATACGGCAGCACAAAACATCCTACATATTCCTTGAACAAATTCAACTATGGTAATATCGGGAAGATAACCGGCAAAGGTAGTGAACATGTGATGACCAACCATATATCTTCCGGCACGCCCGCTTCCGTTTCCGAGCACAGCGATATGCTGATAGAGTTCCTTTATATCTTCATCGGAGTCCAATTCCACTCTATCAGTTATTGCCGAGGCATATATGGCGGGAGTGCGTCTGGGATGGTCGCCAAACGGAAAATTATGATACTTCACATTACTTTCGACATACTGCCTCTGGTTATTGTAGGTATCACTCTTATCGAGATTATCGCAGTCTTTGACAAAATAGCCCGTTTCATCCTTATTCACAAGAAGTGGCCAGCAAAACTGATTGCTGTCTACTCCATACGAGCCGGACATTCTCAGTTCATATATCTTCTTGCCCCACTCGTCCTCCAAATCACGCCCTGCGAAGGTGTAGTTAAGATTACCTTCCTCGATGCCGTCGTAGATGAGGGTGCCGGTGAGGAACGGGATGCCGTTGAACACGATGGATGCGGCCAGCTTTTTGACAGCCGGCTCCAGTTTCAGCGCGGGGAGATATTGGAAAACCTTGCAGTTGGTCGCCGATGGCAGCAGTGCTATAGATGTCGAGAATGGGACGGGGATGCGGTCGTCCTCGAACATCGGGTTGTTATATTCAATCGCGAATTCGGCGTCCGGAGCAAGGTCGAGCGATATTCCATCTTCTGTGATAATCTTTATCATCCTAACTGTCCTCTTCTTTTAAGTTTGTTGTACTTGTCCTCGGTTTCTTTAATTCCGCCCTTGCCAAGCATTGACACACGGGCGGTGATTGGCTCATCGAGCTTCTTTGTCAACTTCTCGATGGCTTTTGTGAGAGCCGCGTCGGTTGCCGTGTCTTCGTGGCCATCGGAAGACGTCGTCACAATCCTTGAGTTTCCATCGTCGATGAATCCGCCGGAGACACGCCCTGGCATCGCTGTGGCCGGATAGACCGCGTTGAAATTCAGACTGCGGAGTTTTCCGTTGCGCCGTGCGGTCTCCATTGTCGAGATTATCGGCAAAAGGCTTGGATTCTCAAGAGCCTCGTGCGGAATTACATATTCGGAGCCGTTTTCGCCCACAATGACGGTCGGTGAGGAGACAAATCCGCGCGCATCAGGATTGAGCCTGGCATTGAATGATTTGCCGTCCTGCCTGCGCTTGACACCGATATAGCCACCCTCTTCCGCTCCGGATGTCACGGGCTGCGAGGCGATGATGGCGATTTCGGCGGCTCCCATTGCGGCAGCGATTGCAGCTGCGGCAATTCCCCAAGGAGTTGCTCCTAACTGGGCAATGGTTGAAGTCACGCTCAGCGCGGTGTTTATTATCGCCTGAGTGAGGTTCAGGGCTTTGTCGCGCTTTGCCTGCTTGAGAGCAAGTTCCTCTTGGTAGGCGTCGTACTCCGCATCCATCTGTTCCACCTGAGCGTTGTACTGGGACTCCGTGATGAGACCTGCGTTCAGGCGTTTTTCAAGGGATTTTTTGCGGTTGTCCTGATTCTTCTTATAGTCCTTGAGCTGAGCTTCCTCTTTTTTCTTTGTCAGGTCCATAAACTTCGAAGCCAGACTGAATGCTTCCTGTGCGGCGCCTCCGATGCCGGCGACAACAGTCTGCAAGTCTTCCGCTCCGAACTTTCCCTCCTTGAGGTTGGCAAAGAATGTGTCCCAGTCGTCCTGTGATACGCCGAACAGACTGCCATTGCCTGTGCCCTCCGTCAGGGAATGACTCTCTTTCTTCGGACCGTCAGACGACTCTTGTGAAGATTCCTGTGCAGTGCCCACCGCCGCATTCTTGCGTTTGATGATGTCGGCGAGCTGCTGCATAATTTTATTGTAGTCCGCATCATCAAGGCTTACGGACATTCCCTCAATTTGACCGCTGTCAGCAACTTTCTGAAGCATAGCCTCCAGATTCTGAAGATACTCGACATCGAAATTGGCGAGTTCTGCCGTGTGCTTCCGCTTCAAGGCAGCCTTTTCCTCCTCTGTGCCCTTGAATGCGAGAAGTTCCGCTGCCTGCGAGTTCTCCATCTGAGTGCGTCTGAGCTTGTGCTCGTCCTCAAGACGTTTTACCTCGCGGTTGAACGCGTCGAGCCTGATTTTGTCGAGGTTGTTCTGATGTTTAGTCTCGGCAAGTTCAAGCAATTCAGCATTGTCTCCTGCCTTGGCGCGTTCCTTCTCGTAGCGCAGGTCCTCTTCCATAATGGCTTTCTGAGTCAGGTCTTTCTCATTGTCGATGACGAGCTGCGTTTTCATCTCCGCATCCTGCTCAATCCTTTTCAATGTTTCCTGAAACAACTTCTCGGACTCCTCGTTAATCTCCTGAAAAATCTGTTCAAGACCTTTCTGAAGGGCAAGAGCACTCTTCTCGGCCGCCGTCTCGACTGGGGAACTTCCAGGACTGCCTTTTCCGCCTGTTCCGCCTCCGGAGTCCTCGGTCGAGCCGTCAGTCAGCGTTCCAAGAGGAGCATTCTTGCCAGACGACTGTACTCCGAAAAGGCCATCAACCATAGAACGAAGCTTTACACCGTTCTCCTGCGCTTCAGTAAACAAGGCTATAATGTTGTTCACCTGCCTATCCTGGTTGTCTGCCGTTTCATTAAAAATGCCGGCAATCACGTCACGCATCTCGATAAAATGAGAAATATCAGGCATATCATAGTATTGAGACAGTACTCCGGTAAGAGAACCAACTTGCGCAGCAGACAGTGACTGCCCTTTATTCATTTTCTCATAACGCTTGTTGAAACTGCCCAACGCTGCCTTCACTGCATCCATCTTGTGCTGCTGGATGTCCATTTCTGCATTTTCCCGAGCTTGAAGCTTGATTTTCTGCTCCAATTGAGTATTGACGTTTTTCAGTGCTGTCTCAAGTTCTTCGTTGGAGGTTTTCTCTGTGAGGAGTTGCGGAAGATAGTCGCCATATAGTTCGTTGATTTTGTCGATTACTCTTTTGCGTTCGTCGCTGCCCTCGGCTGCTTTTGTAGCCGCATCTTTCAGTTCTTCGAGCGATTTGCGTTCCTTGTCGATTTCCGCCTGCGCCTTGACGAATGAAGATGTTGTGTCAACTGTCCGTTTGTTGAGCTCTCTGAGTTCCTTGGTGGCTTCGCGGGATTTGGAGACTAAAAATGCAATGCCATGAGCGAGGGCTGCAACGGCGGCTATGACAAGGCCGACAGGATTTGCAATCAAGGCCTTGCCGAAAGCTTTTGCAGCGGCTCCAGCTGTCTTGTAACCGCCGGCAAGAATTTTCAGCGTGACCGTGTGCAGCGAATTCGCCTTTGACGATGCCTCAAGAACGGCTACTTCTTTCAGGAGTGCGGCTCTGAACTCAGCACTGAACAGGTAGGCAATTTTCTTTTTTGCAACATAGAGTGCAGTCAGACCCGTTACGGTTATAATTGCCGCCTGATATTTTCCAAAGAGCGTAATCAGCTTTGAAATGACTCCTAAAAAAGTGTTGGTGCCACCAATGACCATATTCGCAGCCGGCATCAGTTTCTGACCGATTTCAACGCTCGTTTCCGTGATTCTCTTTTTCAACTTTTCCTGAATGGCCGTGGCCGATTCGTTCTTGGTGTTGAATTCGTTGGTCAAAGACGTGCCCTCCTGAAAGGCCTCGTTCGCGAGCTGCTGCTGAGTTTTGAGCATATCCACATTGTTTGCCAGCGCTCCGAGCACCGTCGTTGCCCTCTGCCCGTTCAGGTGCATCTCGTCCATCGCGTCCACAATGTTGAAAAGCCCCTGGTCGCCCTTCATTCCTTCAAGAACTTTGACAAGAGCACCGTTCACATCGTTGGTCAGGAGGTCGCGGAATTCCTCGAACGGCATCTTTGCAATCTGGGCGAATGTCTCGGTTTTCCGGAACATTGCCGTAATGGTCTGACCGATGGCCGTCGCGGCGGTCTCGGCTGCCTGGGCATTCGCGTCGAGGGTGGATGCAAGACCGAGGATTTTGTCTATGGAGATTTTGGCGTTAGGCGCGATACCGGCAAGACGATTGGTGAAGTTCACGATGTAGCCCTCATTAGCGGTCGATGCAGCACCAAGCTCATTGATTGCGGAGCCGACGGAAAGCATCGCCTTTTCAAGACCCATCTGTCCCTTCAGCTGGAATATATCAACGAGTTTTCCAATCTGGCCTATGGCCGCCTCCGCGTCTCCGCCGAGGTCTTCCTTCAGCGCCACATTGATTTTGTCGGCCGCCGAAACGAACTCCAGGAGGTCTTCCTTTCCGGAAATTCCCAGCTTACCGCCGACACGGGCCAACGACAGCAACTCATTCTGAGCGGTTCGCGTGTCGAACTTCTTGAGTTCAGCACTCAGTTCCTCGATTTCATCACGGCTCAGCCCCGTTGTCTTCATCGCGTCGACAAGCGCTTCGTCATATTGCAGCCACGACTGTTTCGCCTCTTCAATCTGACCGCTATATCTTGATATTAAGTTTGATATGTTATTCGCGGCGACGGCCACCCCACTCCAACTATGCCAGACTTCAGAGACCACCTCTTTTGTGTTTTTAGCTTGATTTTCCAAAGCTTTAAGGCGTTTTGAACTTACAAGAAGCTCATTGTTCAAGGCCACCCAATTGTCAGTTCCCGGAACAGCTTTAGACAATGCAGCACGCGTTGCCGTCACATGTGTCTTCAGTTCTGCCATTGTTTTGCCATCAAGGCTGATCTGCCTTTGGAGTTCGGCATACTTCGACTTCGCATCCGTGAGCTTCTTGTTGGTTTCGGAGATTTCCTTGGAGTGGTCTCCTTCTGCCTTTTTCAAAGACTTGAGTTCCGATTCGAGCTTTGAAATAGCCTTCTCAGTGTCAAGGATTTCCTTTCGTCCGGCATCGCCGTTTACAATTATGTTCAACCGCAGGTCTTCGCTTTTCATTTTGTGTCAATTTTATGACACAAAAATAGCTGCCCGCAGGCAGCTATGAAAGGACACTAAATGTCATGTTTCCAAGGTTCTTTTTCCCTCTCTTTCTTGCGTTTGTCAAGAAGAATCATAATCGGAATAAATATAACAACAGCGATTCCGATAGAAATCCACCCAACAATGTCAAGACCACCAAATATGAGACACACAACAAAAATAACAGCAACAACACTGAAAATTTTGCTGACCAGCGCCATACCATAGAAGAAAGGATTCACTAAACTCATAACATATTCTGTTTATCAATTAACAATCCTTGCAAAAATCACTCCTCGCAGAAAATTATCTTGTGTTCGAGGTCTTTGTGAAGAATGGAGGACAACGCCTCGTCGAGTTCATAGAATCCGAGGGTGGCGCGGTTGAAGTCCTTGCCGAGCTTCTCGTGCAGGCTTCTATCCCGATCATAGAGGGCGACCTGCCATTTGATGAGTTCCTCCGAAAGCCGGTAGAGCTGAAGGCGTGCATTCAGTATGAGTTCATCCGCCTTGATTTCCTTGCCAGTGTCGAGCCGTGGCTGCTTTTCATTAGTGTAGCTCATAACTAATTGAAATTAAAAAAGCCCCTCCGTTACAGGTCTGAGCTACATATCCAAGCCTTGCGGCGAATACAGTCACGGCTTTCGCCAATGACGACCATACAGAGGGGCAAAATCTCTATACTATGACAACAATCTATATTTACGGAGGAAAACCATAGCCGCAAAATAGAATTGCCTTTGAATATGTAGCTCACTGCAAAGGTGGCAACTATTTCCGAAAAAAGCAAGAAATTTCCACAAATCATGGATTTATCTCATGGAACGGGTCAAAGAACAGGATGTAAATCCTGCCGTATTGTCCCAGCATGAAATAGATGCGCGGTGAACGGCGTCCTTTTGCCCTGTCGGCTCCTTTGTCGTCTGTGTATAGCGCGAAATGATAGATCAGCGGGTTCGCCTCCAGGCATCCGGGACATAGCTTTTCAAGTGCCTTGGCAAGCCTTCCTCTGACATCGGTGCGGTAGAAATGGTGCTCGTGCGGATTCTCCAGCCAGTCGTCGATTGTTGAATTGGATATTTCCTTCATCATGGAGAAATACGCCTGCGTGTCTTTCAGAGTGAACTCCTGACGGAAGTGATAATCGGTTTTCGAGAGGTCGAGATGTGCATAACTGATAACGACCGGCAACTTGTGCGACATTGCCAGTTCCACATTCTTCATCTTTGTCGAGATGGATTGCGGTGAATTGAGGACCGTGAGGTCTTCCTCTTCGAGATCTATGGACATCATTCCTTGCTTCTGTTCCGGTCGTACCTGTCCTTGTAGTACCTGTACATGGTGTCCAGCGACATCTCGGCGTCCGATTTCTCGTATGGGCGGAGTCCTTCACGCATTTCACACCACGGGTCTTCGCAGTGTGTGGCAAAAATCAGCTGGTTCTGGGTCTTTGCTCCATAGAGCTTGATTACGGAGTCGATGAGCTGAATCTGATCGTCCGAGAAGGCAAGTTCCTCCGCGATTTTTCCTGCCACTTCCGGGATTTTGTCGATGTCGTCCACTCCGAAATGGATTGGACTCAGATGGTCGCACATCCCCGGGACGCAGTTTTTGTATTCGCGGTATATCTGGGGATATACGGGACCGTTGACCCATGCGTGGGGTGCTTCCGCGACAAGCGTGTTTTCCCTTCCGAAGAAAACCATGTGCCAGGACTGTATGTAGTAGAGGATTTTCTGAAGTTTGAGCGGACTGACCGAAATTCCGCGCTGAAGCATTGTAAGCCCGACATACTTGGCGAGAAGGCTGATGCTTACGTTGTTTACAATTCCCATATTTTCCATGTCCATGAAGATGTCCGCAATGTCTGTAAAGATATCTGCAATGTCTATTGAGATGTCTACGATAGGTGACTATCGCCTGCAAAAGTAGAAACATTACAATTCAAAAACAAGAAAATGCCAGATTTTGTTGAAATCTTTTTCGAGTCATGACTGCTCATTCTCAATCTGTTGGCGGATTGCAGCGGCGACTTCGTCGGTGAATTCGTACATCAGGCGTTCGGCGATGCGGGAGTAGGCGCCGAAGACATAGCGGTTGTGGATTCTGCGGCGGCGGGAGATGACCTTTGATCCGTAGTGGAGCCGACGGAGGTCGAGGAAGCGCTCGTAGGCGACGTGCTGAAATGTCATCTTGCCGTCAAACGAGTCGGAACCGGAAGAGACTGAGACCGAGCGGGACTTCTCCAAGGTTCCGCTGCGCGTTTCCAGCTTTGAGAGTATGGCGGTGCCCTGACGGCGGAGCATCGACTCTCCCTCTTCTTCCAGGATATTGCGTATGAAACGTGCCTTCACCGACATAGTTTCTACTCGAATGTGAGTTCAACGCTATAACCGAGCCAGCCTCCGAAAATAGAGGCTTCAGGGACAATCTCCACCGCTGCAAGCGACATCCCCGAAAGAAGCCCGCAGGTGGGGGAGGTGGAATCGTCGGCCACCCGCTCGACAATCTGTGAGGCAATGTCGAGAAGTTCGCCGTACTGCTTCCGCTCGCGCTCCGGAGTGCCTGCCGGGCCGAGCCCCTTGGCAACGACGAAGAACGCTGTCGAGAGCACGGAGCTGTAGGAATCCGAGTCGCCCTGCTGACGGCATTCAGGACGCGCCGCAAGCACCTGGACGCCCGAAAGATGTTGGAGCTTCGAGGTGGCGTCCGACTGCGCCGTCGTCACGATGGGGCTGATGCCAGGAAGGGAAAAGCCCTCGATGTACTTTGTGAGGCTAATGAGTCTTTGAAATCGCTTCATATCGTTTCTGTTCCTTGAAGTTGTGCCACATTATGCCGAGAATGGAGAATAGCGGTTCTTCATCCACGCGCTCGATGTTGCCTATCGTCTGGTCCTTGGCAATCTGCACCACAAGGTCGTTCCACCCGAAACCGTATCCTCCTTTCTCGTCTCCGTCGCCAGCAAACAGACGGCCGAGCTCCACCGTCTCGCCGTTGATGACTATGTCCTGCGTCTGAAGAAACTTGAGGCAGGATGCGAACCAGAGTAATATGAGGTTTTTCTGCCATGGTTCAATCCGCGCCACAAGTATTGTTTCCCTCTCGATGTTCGAGGAATCTACCGCGATTACGCGCCGTCCGGCCCTATTCGGCTGCGAGCACCGCCGTCTGTAGAGAAAGACAATGCACTCGTCAAGGTCGGCTACCCTGCCGGAATGCAGAAAGGCATTCATCGCCACGGCAGCGTGCCTGAACTCCCCGAAAGTGAGGTCCTGTAGCAAATCAGACGGGCCATAGAGCCGGAAACGTCCGCTCTTCACCATAGGCAGCGGGTTTGTCACGGAGTCGAAGGTCAGCCGGCACTGGAGCGTCTCCTGCTCCACGTCGAGAAGGAATCCTAAACATCTGTCACAAAGCATCGCAAGATTTTCGTCAAGCCGTGTCGCCTCATCGCCCGCAAGGCTCTCCACAAGCGCCGTCCTCAGTGAAAAGCGCAGCCCCAGAAGATGACTGAGCACTCTGACGTTGAACTCCAGCGGAGAACCGCCGCGCAGGATGCACTCGCCATAAGTCCGGAACACAAACTGCACCTGTTCTGGAGTCATCTCATCCCAGGACGAGGGCAACGAAACTCGTTCCCCGGTCTCATATATCCCAATCTCCGTCATACCACTGTTGCAAATTTATTCGTAGGGTCGTTCTCGGGTAGCAGGCAGGCTTCGCCGGCCGTTCCTGCAAGCTTCTTCAGGTTGTCCTTCACCTGTGCAATCTGAGCGGTCGTCTTCTCGATGAACCAGTCGATTTCCCGTGTTTCGGCCGCTCTGCTTTCGCGGTTGCCCTGGTACGACGGGCTGAAACGCCGCGCTACCGAAAGCGGAAGAATATCGAGAGACCACCGGCGTGCCGCAGTTACGAGCGCAATTAGCACAGCAAGAAGCGCAGCGCGAGAGCGAAGCCGCAGAGCCGTGACATCGTCTGAACCGTCTGCCGAAAGAATACGCTCCCAAATTTCCGCACCTACGAATGGTTCCACCACATTCTCTTGGGCATCGACAACCAGGGGAACGAACAGATGCCAGGCATATTGGCTGCCGTCCACAGGGTAGAATCTCTCGAATTCATTGAGGTTTCTGACGATGCAGCGCCCTGTAAGCGCACGCATGGGAGACGACATCCAGCTTGCGACCTCGTTCTTCTCAAGATAGCGATAGAGCGCGTCAAGAGCCCTGTAGTAGCGGTCAAGCATAGCCCTGTCATCCCGGTCAATCATCCACTCGAACGGCATCTTCTCGTTGTCATCCATCTTCACCTTTCGCCCCGTCCCCTCGTGGCTCACACCCGAAAGCTGCGCATAGCGTGCAATCGCACGAAAAGCCACCGGAAGCCGCACCGCATCCACAAAATCGGGGTCTGTGCCTGCAAGATAGGCCTCTTCAGCGGCTTCAACCACCTCTGAACCGACAACAGAGCCGAGTTCCTGCGCGGCGAAATCAATCTCGGTGCGTATGAGATAGAAGGGCGTGGATGCGAACCACTGACCCGTCAGGGAGTTCAGTTCTTCTGAACCATTCTGTACTTTGTCAAACAGCATAACTATTGATTTTTAACTCGTTTGTCAGTCGGAACCGCCTCTTCCGCCTGAATCGTCTGATGATAGAAAGCCAGCTTGAGGTTCCGCCCGGGAAAATTGAATGCAATTGCCTGGTTAATCGGTTCAAGAATGCAATTTGAGGCTATCTCCGTGTCTGAAAGAAGATAGAGTTTGAAGGCATACAGCAACTCAGAACCCGAAGCCAGCTTGCCGTTCACCATCACGTTACTCAAAGACGGATGCAGTCCCATTCCGGAGGTGATGGCCGATGCGGAAGCTTCTGAAATCTTGAGCTGCGAATCCACAAAATCCTTTATCTTCTGGTCAATCGCCTCAATCTTCCACGATACAGCCCCGCTGCCGTTCTCAGACGGAATATCCACCGTGTAGAAAAACTTTCCGGCGTTCTCCTTGCCCGAAAGCACCTCCGTAAGCTGCGTCAGGAGCTCCGAAGTGAGCCGGCTGATTTCTTTCTCCACCCGTGCGTCATCCCAGTCCGGATGAATGTTCTTCAGAGTGTCGCGTTTGGTGTCCCAATACTCGTTAGGGGCGTGAATGTGGTACGCAAGATTTATCCCGTTGTCCGTCACATACTTAAAGATTGTCGGAATCTCCGAACCTCTGACAATCCAGCGGAGTGCTCCCCAATACTGTGGCACAGAGTAGAAGTCGCGTGCGAATGAATATGTGTGGTTGTATGATGCCGAAGCGCCATATTTCCCTGGATTACGCCTGTCATAGACGGGATATACCCGCACCCCAGTCCTCACACAAGCGTTCTCGAAATCTCCGACGATGATGTGGCGCACATCTCTGATGTCCCGGCTGTCCGTCCATTCGAGACGGGCGTTCTTCGCAGGGATGTGCTCAAGGCAGGAAATCCTCGGATTGCGCCCGATGCGATGACCGCGTTCAAGATACTTCGCATCGAAGAATCCCTTCAGGTGCAGGTAGTCTGTCATGCAGCCCTTGATGTAGGAGACATAGTCCCAACTTTCCAGCCAGTCCATGATTTCCCTATCTTCCTTCCACTGCCGCTCAATCTTGCCGCCCTCGAAGGAAAGCTGTGAAAGATAGAGCCCTTGACCGAACAGGAGTCCCATCTGGCGTTCGAGTATGCCGGGACCGAGGTTGTTCGAGTCAAGGATGTCGCGCAGGCGCGTAGGCAGCTGGTTATCGATGCCGTAGGGTATCACCCTGTAGCCTTGAATCGTGTGCGGGAGATACTCCCAGTTGCGGTCCTGCGCCTGCCAGAAAAGCGAGTCGAGGCTACTGTCCCTTCTGTTCGAGAGGGTGAAGCACCGCCCGTCCTCAAGGTGCAGCGCATAGGAATGGTCCGAAATCTTCTTAACCGTATTCTTCATCTCAATGTAACTTTTTCTCCGTTGAAGGTCATCAGAAGCGGCTGGTAGAAACGGCGGTTTTCCATCGTGTCGAGATTGATGTATGCCTCGACCATATCCGCGTGAAGGTGATGCTCCCTACATTCTCTTTTGCGGAGCCGAGCATGCGGAACATAGACAACGCCCTCGCTCGTTCCTGCCGAAAGATTGCAGGACATGAACGAGAAGCTAAAAATCTTTCCCTCGGAAGAGAGTCGTCTCATTTTATCTATCGCTTCATAAACATCCATGGTGCAAAACTACTCCCTCGCGCCCGTTCGTCAAAGGACACGAAATGAGAGGCCGCGGCCGGTGCGCAGATTGCCCACATACGCCATCGAAACGGACGGTCTCATATTCCGTACATCCGAAAAATTACAAGATTTCGGTAATATTTTTAAGGTATATATGTATATGTCAATGCCTTGCCACGTCCGTTCCGGAGAAAATGCTTCTTTCGCGGACAAAAAAGCCCGGCCGCGCTCATTTTCGTTTGCGGTCGCAAACGAGTAAAAAGGTGATATATGACGCGCTGACCCCGCGTCGGGCTACTTGAATTGAGGGTCAAGGTTGGATTTCGCGGCAGAAGAGCGCATCGAGGCGAGCTTGCGCCTCTCCTTTGTCATAAGCAGATACTTGAATGAATCCGACGGGTTGGTGGAACGGGTAGGCAGTTCGGCCACAGGCAGGCGCTCGCTCGATTTGTCCTTAAACACAACTCCGGACTTCACCTTGGTGCGCGCAAGTTCGAGCGACATCTTCAGGTTCTTTGCGGCATAGGCGTCAATGCGAAGCCAGGGCAGGCGCGGGTTGCGCTCTGACATCATCTCCTGCATGAAGGCATACTCCTCCGGTTGGCCGATGTTGCCTTGACGTATGGACATCAGGTGCACCGTCCATCCGGTCCTGTTGCCACCGTCCCACTCTACGGCACGCTTGAACTTGGAGACCTGATCCTCGCCCACGGACTTGTAGGCGTTGCCGGAACGATCGTAGTATAGATAGAGCACGCGGTTCTGCATGGCCGCGAAGTAGGTGCGGAACTTCACTCCGAGATCCTCGGTGTATTCCGGAGCCAAAGTGTAGAGAAACTTGAGCACTCTGATAATCTCATGTCCCTGTTCACTCCCATCTTGCCCGATTGTCATCGAGCACATATTGCCGAAATCCACGCCGGCCTGTAATGGCTTGGTGCGGTTCAGATGGCGGAGCACACGGCAGTCCTCGACCTCGCGCATATCGAGACGGTCGTATGCGTCCTCATCTATGCCGTCGTAGTAGAAGTGCCGTGCGGAGAGCGCGGTGTAGAAGCGGTCGCCGCTTTCGAGTCGCGGCTTGAGTGAAAGGATGGCAGTGTTAAGGTCAGGCAGCTTCGCGGCAATGGCATCGGAGAACCATTCCTCCGTGAGGATGTCCGCGTTCACATAGCTCGATGCGCGTATGTAGAAAGTCGATGCCTCAGGACGGCTGCGAAGTTCCGTCCACCGCGCCTTCCAGAGTTCGGCCGTGCGGAGTCTGTTCCGGCAGTCATTGAGGTCATCAGGCGACTTTGTCTTGAGCCATTTATCCTTGGCAGCCACATATTCATGCAAGGCCTCGTTATACACGAGCCCAGCCTTTATCACTGTGAGTATCGCAGTCTTGTCCACATTGTCCGCCTCTTTGTGCATCCAGTCATATTCCCCGATGTGGGAGACGTCCGCCATATCGGATGTAAAGCACACGCCTCGATAGAACACACTCCTTCCATATTCCTGCCTATAGCCACGTACAGCCTTGAGGAGGTTGGCGATTTTATCTTCACGGAAATATTTTGCCTCGTCCCCGAACACGAAGACGTATGACGCGCCCGCGAGAGTCGACGGGCGGTCGAGCGAGCCGAAGCGGATGTTCAGCCCTGTGAAGAAGATGATGGTGCGCTTGTAGGAAACGAGCCTGTTGAATGGCTTCCAGAAATGGGGCTTGAGCCAGTCCGGAAGGTTCTTTGTCTCAGCGTCGGTAAACTCCGGCGGCTGCTTCTCTATGACATAGTGCTCGCCTTCTCTGAATCCCTTGCGCTCAAGTCCCTCCAATACGGAAGGCAGGACATTCGCCGTGAGGTTACTGAACGTATCGGCAACCCAGCAACAGGGTGCGCCAGGCATATCGAACATTATGTCGATAAGCCTTTCAACCTGGATGTCGGTGGTCTTCGCGCTGCCTCGTCCAAGTTCGCAGTAGGTCTTCCGTGCTCCGACAAGGGCGACCAGTTGCGCGAACTTGTTCTGGTATTGCACCGACGCGCTTTCCGTCCGCTCGACGTTAACTTTCTTCCTGTGCGACATTGTCCATCAATTTTACTATATCAAGGTCATCGATGCCCGCATCAACCCTCAGGCGTTTCTTCACCGCTTCCGGAGCGACTATGCCGTCAATCTGACGCGCCAGCTCATCCCTGTTCGCCCTCGGAAGCCCTATGACTTCAGGAGAAAGCGAGAGCACGCGGAACTGCTTGCTGTAGTTCTCGGCAGGCAGCTGCTGCGGGTCATCCTGGTCAAGTCTGAGCACCTTTGCCTTGCTTGAGAGGATTCCGGCGGCAATTTCAAAATCCTTCGTTGTCCTGGCATTCTGCATAGCGAGGGTATAGAGGGTGTCATACTGGTCTGCCATCTTAGCCCGCATCGCCTCTTTGGAGACCTTGCGGTTTGCGAAAAACATCTCAATGGATTCGGCGTACATATTGGAAGCCTGTTCATAGGAGAAGGCGAATGGTTTGGAGGTGAGGAATTTTATCGTGCGACGTTTCCCCCATTGGCCGTCGAGGGAATATATCATCGTGAGTAAGTCTATATACACCTGCTCCTTCTGTGAAAGATTGCCCTTGCTCCCACCGGCTATATAGTCCTGTATGCGCTCGAAAGCCCCCTCGTCTTCAGGACCGCCGAAAAGGTCGAGCTTCGAAAGGCTGAAACTCTTGTCGCGGACCACCTCGTTGAACTGCTTCACTGCTTCCGGGGTTCCGCTGGCTGCGGCACGCGCCACGGCGATCTCGATGTCGGCACGTTTCTTCAGCCGTCCGTGTTCGATGGCTTCACGCACCTCTTCAGGCACGGACTTCTCGTCTATGCCCTCACTGATGAATATTTCGTTGTCCGGCCAGCCGAGGGCGGCAAGGTAGGCTATCCTGTCAAGGCTGTCGTCTTTCTCTTCGTTGTTCATAGTCGTCGATCATTCGTTTGACTTCCGCGAGCATCCGACGCTTTGCCGCGATGCGCTCTTCCCTCAATGGGCGGAGATGTGGTTTGTCTCCCTTTTTAATTTCGTTGCCGGCTCTCCAGATTGCCTCCTCCAGATTCTCCTTTTTCCGGACGAGTTCCATAATCGGCATCGCGCGAAGCTCCGCCGTCTGTCTGGACTCTTTGAAAATCGGATGCTCGCCGAGCACAGAGTGATGTTCCTTATAATGAGTAAATTCGGAGAAGATTTTCCGATTGTTGGAATAATTTTCCAGCACTTTTTTCGCTGTTTCGTAACATTGTTCCGGAGTGGTGCATAGGAAGAGTTCCTCGTGCGCTCTCATCGACTCCTCCCATGCCGTTATTTTGTCGGCCGCCAGAATCTTCAGTTCCTGCGGGCAATCCGGCTCCGAGAGGAATGGCCAGCTTTCGCGGAACTTCACTTTCGGCACAGGCTGCAAGGCGCTGACGGCGATTGACCTTTTTGACGAAAACGGCAGGAGCGATGCCTTCAGGAGATAGGTGAACCGTTTCGGGGCTTTGCGGACGAGGGTGTCGAGGTGGCGGTTCGGGGCATATATACTCAAAAGCCGAAGTCCTTCCTGAACCTCGGCTCCTGAATCAATCCATCTGTCAATCTCGTTCAACATCCCTCGTTCATTTCCTCTTTGAGAAGGAATTTTTCAGCGAGCGCAGCAATGGCGGCGAAGCCTTCCGGCGATGCTGCCACAAAGAACTTTCGCAGGAAAGCCTCTATGACCACATTCTCGCAAGGGTTGGCTCGGAGCACAGGCGTGATGAAGTTTCCGAACGAGAACGACACCTCCATCAGGAGTTTTCCGGCATTGTACCGCTTCAAGAACGCCTCGGCCGTATCGGTCTCGGAATCGTCGGCCGCAAGCCACGCAACGAGCCTTTCTTTGTCGAAAGTCATCGGCACGCGGCTGACCGCCTGCCTTTCCCCGTTCCGTGTCACATAGACATAGTTTCCTTTCAGAAGTTCGTCCGTGATTTCCGTACACGGGATGATGTTCGCAGAAAGAAGAGTGAACTGGTCGGCAATCCTATTGTCGGCAAGGCATTCCGCCAGAACTTCCGGCAGCTGTGCCCCGGTGTCAGTGACAACGAGATGCCGTCCTTTGTGGAATCTGTCCCAGAGGCGCGTCATCAGGGGCTCGGTTCCAGGATAGGCACACACGACCACATCGTACTTTTTCTCGGCTGCCGCTTCAGGTGCAGCAGTTTCGATGCCTGAAGCCTGAGCCTCAGCTGTCTTCTGAGGCTCAGTTTCCATAATCTGTGATTCTTTCTTTGCCATTCTTCAGATGATTAGGCAGTTTCGGTCACTGCGGTTGCAGCGTCCGCTAATGCAGGTAGCTCTCCCTCGTAGTCGGCCGGGAGGAACTTGCCGGCGATGTCCTGTTTCCAGGTAAGCTTGCGCTTGTTGGCCTCGCTGCTGTCGGTCCTCTCAACCGTGAGGAACAGAGGGTTGCACTTGTTTCCGAACGCCTGTACGCGTCCTGCCGCTGAGCCGTCGCACTCCTTTACGAGGATGACGACACCCTTATTCATGAAGGCCTCGACGAAGTTCTTGATGTCCTTCTCGTTGCCAGGGTGCTCGAACTCGACACCCTGTTTCACGCCACGGGCATCGGCGTCGCCGGAATACTCTTCTGATGCTGCGATGGTCTTAGGCGTCCCATATACGCACACGGCTTTCGCTCCCTCTTTGAGAGTGTAGTTGCCCTTCACGGTCACGTCACCGAGTGCCCTCGTAGGTTCGGTCTCGATGTCCTCGACATCCATGATTATGATGTCGGAAGACTTTGGAGACGGGCATCCAGCGCCGTCTCCATTCTTTGGAATACTTACTTTTGTATACATAGTCCTGATTGTTTTTCAGTGATTACGCGCCTTCCTGTCCGGATTGTCCGGAATCTCCGGCCGCCTTCTGCTCAGAGTCCTGGCTTGCCGGCTTGACCCCGTTCATCCACGGACCGTCCTCAGTGAGGTCTATGCCCTCGGAAAGGATGCTCTCTGAAGGAGTGTATCCGGTCGGAACGGCCGCGAACACAGCTTCGGCAATCTTGAAGCCAACCGACAGAGAGTATTCTCCGAACACCTTCACATCGTAGTTGCTCTCCTCGATGCGGTTGATGCAGCTCTCCGCCTTGGAGTAGTCAACCAGCTCGACGAAGTTCTCTTTCGGAGTGGCGAAGAGAATCGGCGAGTTGTACATAGATTCAAGAGCCACGAGGTGGAAGTTTGTGAAACGGATGGTGTCGCCGTTCTCGATGCCGGTGTACTTGCCGTTTACGGCAAAGTCTGCCCTCTTGTAGCGGGTGCGGAACTGCTCTGAGCAAAAAACGACTGCGGTCTTCGCGAAGAGTCCGGAGATGTTGTCAACGAAGCTGTCAACATACTTCAGGAGTTCCTCATCAGAGAGTTTCCTGTAGTCCTTCGCTGTGCGGAGGTAGTTGATTTTGCACTTTTCGTCCGTAAGGCCATCGACGAGGATGGTCTCGTAGCCGTCCATGGAATCCTTAGCTGCTGAACCGGCCGTACCATCAGTGAGCCCAGCAAGCGAGACTTCCTTGAACTTTCCCTTTCCAATCATCGAGAGGGTGATGTCGTCGAGGGTCTTCGGAAGGATGTGCTCCTCGATGATATACTTGGTGATAGGCATCTCAGCCTGAGTCTTGCCCTGCTCGTAGAGGTTGAGCAACCATGACTTGATGATGTCCGTCGGACGAATCAAGACGTTGATTTTGTGACGGCGGTAAGGGATGCGAATCGGAGTGAATTTCGCCGTGCCTTTAGGAGTCCACTTAGGAGTGAACTGCTGTGAGACTTCGGTGAAGATGGCAGCAGAAGCGATGAAGTCACGATCGGATTGGATACGCGTCATGTGCTTTGAGTCGTTGAAGCCCATATAGAGCCTCTTTGCGAGGAGGTCGAGCTTTGCCTTTGGCGGCATCACAATCTTGAACTCAGTGTTCAGATCCGCAACGTCAAGCGTGCTGCTGTCGAGGGCTGCGAAAGCCATCGGGTTTGTGGAAGCGAGCGCCTGTGCGACAATCTTGTTGTGCGCTGCGCTCATGTTCAGGACGAACTGCCTTGTGGCTTCGCCTGCCGAAAGCGGCTTTGACGGAGTCTGTGCCTGTGGCTGCGGTTCCGGTTCACGGGAAAGTTCCAGGACATCGCCCTGAAGCTTTTTCACCTGAGCGGAGAGGGCTGCTGTGGCCTCGGCTGTCTTTGCTGCCACGGCCGCGTCGAAGAGGTCGAAGGCATCTTCGTCTTCGAGAGTGACGGACTCCAGCTTTTCGAGGAAAGCCTGTCCGTAGTTCTCAAGAACCTTTGCGCGCTCCTCAGCGGAAAGTTCAACCTTTCCATCCTTGACAGCAAGCTCCGGTTTTCCGAGAAGACGGGCAACGATTTTGCCCATCTTTGAGTTTGAGAGTGCTTTTTTGTTCATTGTACTTGGTATAAGAGGTTTGTAAGTATTTTCGTCAGATTTCAGCCAGAGCGAACGCGGCTTCTACGCTTTCCTTGAGAGTCTTGCGAGCATCGGCGAACCCGAGCTTCAGAGCCTCGTCGCAGAGGAATGTCGCTCCGGTCAAGACGCCCTCTTTCTCCACATCGAGCATCGGGCGTCCTCTCTTGACTGCTTCCTGAAACTGTGAGACGATTGGAGACATGCTGTCCTGGATGAGGCTGTAGTCTCCTTCGAGTGCCTTTCTGTAGTCGAGGTTCTTATCTGGGGACTCGCGTGCATAGACCGGAACAACCTTCACCCCGGTCTGCGGGTCTTTCTCCGGAGGTAGCGACAGTGTGCACAGCACCCCGATGGAACCTATTTCAGACATGGGGTTGTCGAGATAGATGAGATCACACTGTGATGCCACCCAGAGAGCGGCACTGCAACAGAGGTCGCAGTGAGCGATGACAGGTTTGTGGGCTGCCTTAGCATAACGTATAGCCTCGACGAGCGGCGGAACAGCATTGGCCGCACCGCCTCCGCTGTCAATGTCAAGGACTATGGCGACGATGTCCTGGCGGTCGGCACAGTTCCTTATGAATGAAGCAAGAGCCATAGCCCCGTCGGAGCTACAGGTCTCGTATTTGGTCATTGTACCATGAAGCGGCAGAACCGCCACCTTTTTCTCGACGCTCGCCTGTGCACCATCGCCAATCTCGGAACCGTCCGAAAGCATGAATGAAGGACGCGCCGTTTCCTCGACGTCGGCAAGAGGCGTGCGTGAAAGCAGCGCAAACACCGCAGGAAGATATGACTCCGCATCAGCCAGGAGCCATTTCCCACGGATTATCTCCGCAGCCAGATGTGATGTGTTTATCTGTTTTCTCATTGTCCGTATTTTTACGCTACAAAGGAAAACAAAAGCGCCGTCCCGAAAAAGGACAGCGCCCTCCATGGCCTTCAGTGCCGGATTTGCCTATTTCTTCTGATTCGGGTCGTGCTTGTCGACATCGTTTATGTCAATGTTCTTGACCTTGAAGTACTGGTTTCGTATAATCACTCCGAACATTCCTCCGTAATATGCAGTCGGCATTCCTTCGCTGAATGCAAACTTCTTTATGTAGTCGACATCTTCCTTCGAGAACAATTCATCTTGAGCGATTGTGGCCTTGTCGATACAGAACTGTTGAATGTCGTATGGATTGTCTAGATTCTGTCTGTCTATGAGAGTCTGAATCCTATCCCAATTCCTTTCCACAATGTCGTAGGCTTTGATCTTATCCGCTACGGTCTCACCCAGCTGTGAAAGCCCCACAGGACTATGGCTTTGGGTTAGAGAACCGCGCTGGGATTCCATTACAGACAGTCTTGCGTTTATCTGCAAAATCGCGGAACTGGTCTCTTTGAAGCTGTTCTCGATGCTGTCCACCTTTTCAAGTTTGCATTCCCATTTGGTGACATGCTTCGTGACCTTATAGACAACCCAGAAGCAAAGTGCAAGGATTCCAAAGACGAAGGCGAACGAGCCGGCAGGTGACGTCAAAATAGTGCTGATAATGTCCCACATAGTAATCGAAAATCAAATTTGTCCCACAAAGGTAGGCAATAAAATGTTAATTAATTAACTAATTAACATTTTCCTTGCAAATC